AAGCCTTTTTTCGTATTCTATGTTATCAGGTAGTGTGCGTACAAATTTACTAATGAGTGTTTCCAACTCTTTATATCGTGTGTCCATTGTTGAGCCTATATGTGCCTTAAGTAATTTATTTATTGGGCATATACCCAATCAGCAAATTTCTCTACACAAAGTGTTTGACTTTTTTACAATAATACGTATAATAACTAATTCACATAGGAGATTTTATGTCACGCACATTTAATAACGAAGCAAAACTTAAACTTACGCAACTGATTAATGAAGGTCTTGCTGTAACTCACGAAATTGAAACATTACAAGAAGGATTAACAGATACTATCAAGGCTATAGCAGAAGAACTTGAAATCAAGCCCAGTATCCTTAAGAAAGCAATTAGAGTAGCACATAAGTCACGTTTAGGTGAGACTAACAAAGAAAACGAAGAACTGAATACTATTTTGGAGACTGTTGGTAAAACTCTATAATGAGTTACGTTGACGCAATTCACGATAAAGATAAGGATAGGATATTTGTTGTAGAGCGACAGCCTGACGGCAAGCGCACATACAATGAATTTCCTGCCAACTATACTTTCTATTATACCGATCCCAAAGGTAAGTACCGCAGTATCTATGGAAATGCATTATCGCGTTTCAGTACACGTAAACGCAGTGAATTTGAAAAGGAAAAACGAATACATAGCAATAAGAAACTTTATGAATCTGATATAAACCCGATATTCAGATGCCTTAGTGAAAACTACTTGGGTAGTGAGCCTCCAAAACTCCATACAGTATTCTTTGACATTGAGGTAGACTTTGACCCGGAGAAGGGTTTTAGCCCCACTAGTGACCCGTTCAATGCAGTTACGGCTATCTCAATGTACTTAGATTGGCAAGACACACTTGTGACCTTAGCAGTTCATCCTAAGCACATGAGTGACGAGACGGCTCAAGATTTCGCTAAAGATTTGTCAAACACAATACTATTTCGTAATGAAGTAGAAATGTTTGAGACATTCTTTGAACTAATCAAAGACGCAGATATTCTTACTGGCTGGAACTCAGAAGGATACGATATACCTTATATGGTCAATCGTGTCACTAGAGTTATGAGTAAAGACGATACACGCAAATTTTGTTTGCTGGGCCAGACGCCTAAACCACGCGAGTATGAACGCTATGGTAAAACCGAAACTACTTATGATCTTGTTGGTCGTGTTCATATGGACTATCTACAGTTGTATAAAAAGTACAACTATGAAAGCCGCCACAGTTATAGTCTTGATGCAATTGGAGAAATGGAAGTTGGCGAACGTAAAACACAGTATGAAAGTACACTTGACCAACTCTATAATAAAGATTTCAAAAAATTTCTTGAATATAATCGTCAAGACACAATGTTGCTTGTAAAGATACACAACAAATTAAAGTTTCTTGATCTTGCCAATGCACTAGCACATGAAAATACTGTATTACTGCCAACTGTAATGGGTTCGGTTGCTATGATTGAAATGGCTGTTATGAATGAAGCGCATGAGCGAGGTCTCATGGTTCCTGACAAAAAGAAAAATATAAGCGATGGTGATATTACTGCCGCTGGCGCATATGTCGCTATACCAAAGAAAGGTATACATGAATGGGTAGGAGCAGTTGATATCAACAGTCTATATCCCAGTGCTATCCGCACACTTAATATGGCTCCTGAAACAATCGTTGGACAAGTGCGACAGTCATTAACCGAACAACATTTAAAGGAAAAGGCTCGGAAACTTGCTAGTGAAAAGGCACGATATAACGAAGATGATGAAGTAGAAATGAGTTCGTTATTGTGGGAAGGTATGTTTGGTACACTTGAATATGAAGCCATAATGAATCAAGAACGTGGTACTATGCTTACTATTGATTTTGAGAGTGGCGAAAGTATTGAAATGAGTGCTGCCGAAGTCTGGAAATTAATCTTTGATAGCAATAAGCCATATATTTTAAGTGCTAATGGTACGATCTTTCGTAGTGACAGTGAAGGTGTGATTCCTGGTTTATTATCACGATGGTATAGTGATCGTAAAGTGATGCAAAAGAAACTTAAAGAAAGTGCTACAAAGGCTGACGTAGAATATTGGGATAAGCGTCAGTTAGTGCGTAAGATTTTACTGAATAGTGCTTATGGCGCACTATTGAACGAGCATTGCCGTTTCTATGATAAGCGTATAGGACAAAGTGTCACACTTAGTGGTCGTCAGATTGTCAAGCATATGAGTGCGCAAATCAATGAAGTTATTACTGGCAAATATGATTATTATGGCGATGCTATTGTATATGGTGATACTGATAGTTGTTATTTTAGTGCTTGGCCCTTACTACAAGAACAAGTAGTTCGTGGCGAAATGACTTGGAGTAAAGAACTCTGTGTGCAACTCTATGATAATATTAGTGAGCAAGCAAATGAAACCTTCCCTAGTTTTTGTGAACGTGCGTTTCATGTTCCACGCAAGATGTGTGTAATTAATGCTGGTCGTGAATTAATCGGTGATCGCACACTGTTCATAACCAAGAAGCGTTATGCTGTAAATATTTTTGATAAAGAAGGTAAGCGATTAGATAATGATGGAAAATTAGGTAAGATTAAGGCAATGGGTCTTGACTTGAAACGTGCTGATACTCCACGCTATGTACAAGACTTTTTATTTGAAGTGCTAGAAATGGTATTACATGGTAAAACGAGAGAAGATGTTATTGAGCGTATCAAACAATTTAAAATACAATTGGGCGACCAAGATAGTTGGACTAAGGGCAGTCCTAAATCAGTTAATAATTTAACTATGTATGGAGACCTTGAAGCAAATAGTAAAACTGGCAAAGCAAATATGCCTGGACATGTTCGTGCTGCATTGAATTGGAACTATTTACGTCGAGTAAATTCTGACAATTATAGTATGAAGATGGTTGATGGCATGAAAGTTATTGTATGCAAATTAAAACCAAATCCATTAAAATTTACTAGTGTTGCATATCCTGTAGATGAACTTAGACTTCCTAGATGGTTTACTGAACTTCCATTTGATGATAGTGCTATGGAAGCAACATTAGTTGATAAGAAAGTAGAAAATCTATTGGGAGTGCTAAAATGGGATCTTAAATCAAACACAGATACTAATAGTACTTTTGATGATTTATTTACATTTGGTTAATAAAAACTTGACTAGCGTAAAAAAATCCAATATTATACACTATAGGCTTTCCTAAATATTACAAGAGGCAAACATGAAAGACAATTTACAAGATTTAATCAAATATACACATGGACTGGGTGTTATAGACCTTATTAAAGTCATAGGCACAGATACAGATACAAAAATTTCAGCATTATCAGAAGATCGTACTGTAGTAGTAGAAGGAGTAATGCATCAACCAGTAGCAGAATTTATTGGTACTTTTGGTATGCCTAATTTAGGCAAACTACAAACTATTCTTGGCTTTGATGATTATGATGAACATGCTAAGATTACTGTAGATTCTGTTAAAAGAGAGGGTGCAGTCGCTCCTGCGTCAATACATTTTGAAACTAAGGCTGGTGATTTCGTCAACGATTATCGTTTGATGAGTAAGGCAATAGTTGAAGAAAAAGTACAGAATGTTAAGTTTAAAACTCCCAAGTGGGATATCGAATTTGAACCTACTATTGCTGGTATTCAACGATTAAAAAAGCAGAGTTTAGCCAATAATGAAGAACAGCATTTTGTTATGAAAACTGAGGGTAAGGATTTGAAAGTTTATTTTGGCGATCATAGTACACATAGTGGCAATTTTGTATTTCAACATGATGTCGGTGGTACACTACATCGTGGTTGGAAGTGGCCAGTAAAGGTTTTCTTATCTATTATGGATCTTGCCGGCATTAAATCTGTGAAAATAAGTGATGCAGGGGCAAGTGAAATTACAGTAGACAGTGGCATCGCTGTATATCGTTATATTCTGCCCGGCTTAAGTAAGTGATTAAAATTACATCACACGTGCATCCAATAGTCTGGCAAATAGATAGAGGTTATCTACTACCAGCACAAAGCGGACAAGTTCGTTGGAACGGTAATACTAAAGAATTTGAAGTGTGTGATAATAATAGTGGTAATTGGTATCGCATCAATCCTGAAATCGAATTACGTAATGATGATGAATTGGTAGATGTTATTGAATGGGCTAAAAAGAAAATGATATATGAGCGCAAATTAGAAAAGCTTATAAGTGAATATCCGGCTGTTAAAGATGCTAAAGAAAAATTTGATATAATTTGTAAATTAGTACAAGAAAGAATAGATCCCTAATGTTTATATCTGATACTAACAACTATGGACACTATATTAGTAGTCCGTCTAGTAATATTGGATACATTCCTATACCGAAAAATGCTAGTTCTTTTATGCGTGAGATATTAGCAAAAAATTTAAATTGGGTAAAAGAATATGACTATAAATCTCATCCTAGAAGTCAGTATTATATAATATTACGTGATCCATTTGAAAGATGGCTGGCAGGGGTAGCACAATATATTACAAACCATGATTATTTAAACTATACAAATGATAAAATATTACAATTCATTTGTAATCACATACAATTTGATCAGCATACAGAATTACAAATTAATTTTCTTAGAGGCTTGCATACAAACGATATGGTTTTCTTCCCATTTAATAAAAACTTATCAATGTTATTAAAACTTCATATTATGAAAAATGAAGGTATAAGCAACTATATTGACGTTAATAATATTAATATATCTAATAATGATCCTGCTAAATTTAAATTAAAGACAGCATTACGAGAATACTTAAATAAAAATCCAAAATATTTACAACCAATAAAAGATTATTATAGTGAAGATTATAAACTAATTTGTGATATAGGTATGGGGGCTGCATCTACACAATCACAATTACGAGCAATTAAAATATGACAAAGATTTAAAATTGGGAAGAACTTTACTAATGGATAAAATAAATCTTTCCGATAAACAAAATAAAGACTGGGCATTATTTTTGCCAGCAGTTAGTTCGTTCTTTATCAGTGGCCTTGGCAAACAGCGTGAGGGTGAGAATTACTTTCCTGTTGAACGTATCCCTGCTGGCTTCAATGGTGATGTTGAATGTCTAAACTTTTTAAATAGCAAACAGGGCTTATACACATATCAATGGGGATTGTATAGTGCAGGACACGCTAATCTAGATACTACTGTAGATGATCATAGTGAAAGTATCATTCGCAAACGCGAGAAGGGTACGTTCATGCTAGGTGACTCAGGTGGATTCCAGATTCTAAAGTGTCAGTGGCCAGCAGACTGGAAAGATCCTAATTGCCCACGTGCTATGGAAAAGCGTCAGCAAGTTCTCAAGTGGATGGATACATATATGGACTATGGTATGTGTCTTGATATTCCTTCTCAATCTATAACTACATATGATATTGAAGATCCTAAAACTTGTAAGAAGGATCCTAAAACTAAGAAACCTATCAAAGGTACAGGTAAATCTGCTCATGGAATCAAAACTATTGAGGATGCTATTGCTGCCACACATATCAACAACGAATACTTTATCAAAAATAGAAATGGTAACTGTAAGTTCTTGAATGTCATGCAGGGCAGAAATCACAAGCAAAGTGATGACTGGTATAGTGAGATGAAAAAGTATTGTGACCCAAACATCTATCCAGATAATCATTTCAATGGCTGGGCATTTGGTGGTCAGAATAAAATTGATATTGAACTAATGCTAAAACGCCTTGTACATATCATACATGACGGATTATTAATTCCAGGTAAACATGATTTATTACACTGTCTTGGTACAAGCATTATGGAATACGCTGTATTGTTTACTGATATTCAAAAAGCAATACGCAAATATCACAATCCAAACTTTATGATTACATTTGATTGTGCTAGTCCATTCTATGGTGCAGCAAAGGGTCTAGCATATTTTAATACTAATATTGAACACAATAAAAAGTGGTCATATAGCATGGAAAAAACTGCTGAAAATAAAAACTATGCCAACGATACACGCAAGTTTAGTGATGCAGTTTTGGCTGAAGGTATACATGATGTGTTCATGGATAGTCCAATTACAGACCGTATGACACTAAAGGACCTTTGTTATCGTGGTCAAGGATTTATCAATAATCAGGGAAAAGAAACCAAAACAAGTTGGGATACTTTGAGTTACACATTACTCCAAGCACATAATGTTTATCAACATATTACTGCGGTACAAGAAGCCAATCGTCAATATGAAAAAGGCATTATTCCTAAAATGGTAATTAATTCAAGTACTAGTGACTTTACAACATTTGGTACTATTGTTGATATGATATTTAGCCAGAAAGATTGTCAAAATAGTTTAGATTTAATAGAATATTATAGTAGATATTGGATGCAAATGCAAAGTGGTAGTCAAGGCATAAGTGGTAAACGTACAATAAATGCTATGACAATGTTTGATCAATTATTTGAAGTTGAGGTAAAAAAAGACGAGGAAATTGAAGAAACAATTCAAGATAGTGACGAAGCTATAAATGAAGTTTTGGAGAATTAATATGGCCTATACACAACAAATTAGAATTTTAGAAGAAAAGTTAAAGCAACTTTCAAGTAGTCCTTATAAAAAGGATTCTAATAATAAGACATTACAAATTCAACAAGATATTAAAAAACTTAAGCGTCTTGAATGGGAAGAAAATTACGAGCGTATAGAATTAGAGGAAGACCGATGAACGAAAGTACCGATAATTATCTGCTAGCACAGCGAGAAAAACGGCAGCGTATTCGTGATGGTGCTAAGAGTTTTATATGGGTTACATTTCAACGTGAAGGAATTCATAAGTTCCCAGCGGCTGCTACGGAACCTAATCTTGCAGATGTTGCCTTTTTAGCAAATGAACACAGACATATTTTTCATTTCAATATTAGTATTGAAGTATTTCACAACAATAGGGATATTGAGTTTATTCAGTTTAAGCGTTGGTTAGAAAGTCTATATCAAGGCAAACTTGAATTAAACTACAAGAGTTGTGAGATGATTAGTGATGACCTCTATGAAGTTATTGCTAGTCGTTACCCAGGCCGTGACATTGAGATTACTGTCAGCGAAGATGGTGAGAACGGTGCCACGATACGTTATAACACTACAAAACCAAATCTTAATGTAGTAATTTAAGGAGATGAATATATGTCAAGAATTAATAAATCAAATGTAGTTAATAAAATTTTCGATGACCTAGAAGGTTATCGTAATTTTTGTCGTTCATACGGCTATAAGTTTGATGAAGCCGATCTTTATAAGGATCGTGTGTTTTCTTATAGACAATATAGCAAGTTCTTGCAAGGCAAAGAGCCAAAGGACATGTGGGAAGTCGATGGTAAACAGGCAGAACTGTAAAATAGTATTGTTTGAGGCAGTATGAGAAAATTATATTACATGGGACTTGAGCCTTATAAGGCACGTTATACTTTACAATTACAGGATTGGAATGAAATAGTTTTCAAAACACGCGGTATTGATTATAGTATTGTACCAGGTACTACGCTAGCCAGTGACCAAGCAATTGTTACTGGTCAAGTACTAGACGCACATGGACGCACATATTATAGTCTTACACAAATGGCCAATCTTGTAAAACTAATGAAGCAAGGTGAAATTACTAGCGAAGATATTATTTACTTTGAGGATATGTATACTAGTGGCATAGATAGTTTAGAGTATATACGTAAACAAGTACCAAAAGAATATAGACCTAAAATATTTGTTCGCTGCCTAGCACAAACTATTGATCCAGACGATTTCCTACATGTTTGGGATATGCAGGGTTTCATGCGAAAGTATGAAGAAATGGTAAATGAAATCGCTGATGGTGTGTTAGCGAGTAATGAAGAAATGGTCATGCATATGAAGGTCGCAGGCTGGAAGGCTCCTATCTATAATATTAGTGGCTTAGCATTTGGTAAAAATGAAGTTCAAGGTCGTGTGCCGTTTATTAAAGAATTTGAAAATCGTAGTATGCGTGTAGTCTTTGCAGCACGTTGGGATCAAGAAAAGCAGCCTGATTTTTATATGGATTTAATCGATGCATATCACGAAAGATATGACAATAAAATTGAATTTGCATTACTAAGTGGCGCAAAGTTACGTACTAATAATAATTCATATATGGAACGCACATGTCGTATGCAGGATCAAGGCAAACTTAAAATTTATAGTGACCTTGACAAAAACACATATTATGAGTTGTTAAATGATAGCCGTGTATTGTTTAACTGTGCGTTACAAGATTGGGTTAGCAATACTGTTAGTGAAGCAGATAGTTTAGGATGTAATGTATTGTATCCGGCATATCGTAGTTTCCCAGAAACATTTGCTAATGATCATACACGATTGTATGTTCCTTGGTCTATTGAAGATGCACTTAACAAATTATATGGACTACTATCGGCGCCACATCCTAAGATGGGTAAAATTAGTGACTGGACTGATAAGACGATAGATAGAATATGCGATATCCTTGAAGGCAAGGGTGAAGAGTGGTTACGTATGGATACTGATTATCGTAAACATACTAAAGAAGCAAAATATTAAAAGGACTTATTTATGAAAAAATTACTTATAACTTTGATGATGTTATTTTCTACAAACGCTATGGCCTGGGAAGCAACAGTACAATTAACTAATAATACTAGTTACAATATTGATATGAGTGGTACTGGTGCTGGGGGCCCTGCTACAGTTAAGCCTGGCGAAACATTTATTTGGAATAGTTCAGATACTAATAATGCTAAGGCATTGCGTTTTTGGCAACAGCCAAATGTATGGTTTATGCAGGGTAATGTTAGTTATGGTCCACTAGCAGGTGTTTATGTTGATCGTGGCTGGATGGATCCTATAGCACAAACTATAAAAATGACAGCAACGGCATTGGGCAAAAGTTTTGTTCAAACAACCAATGGTGGGGAAACACTACTGGCTTGGAATGAATTTGAAGATGGTGGTAAGATTTTTTTGACATTTGATACAATAGGAGAAAACAAATGAGCGCACATGATGACATTTTGGCTAGACTAGCCGACTATCAGGTTGAACATGAGAAGTTTGAAAGGGGAAATAGTGCAGCAGGTACACGCGCACGTAAGGCACTGGGCGAACTAAATAAGGCTGTCAAGGCACGCCGTAATGAGATTAGCGCAACTAAGGCTGCACGGAAAGAAGCAAAGGGTAAATAATGTCTGCTTTAGTGCGTATGACAAGTGAACTAATTTGGCATTTCACTTGTGATAGTTGCAAAAATTGGTGGAGTATAAGTAGTATGGACGGTTGGACACCCAAACGTTTGTATTGCCCACACTGTGGTCATAAACATACATATGAGAATTGAAGAAGATATTAAATTAGATTTCAAGGATGTATTATTCAGACCTAAACGTAGTACATTATCAAGTCGTAAAGAAGTAGAATTAGAACGTAAGTATACCTTTAAGCATAGTGGTAAGGTTTACACTGGCATTCCTATTATGGCTGCTAACATGGACGGCGTTGGTACTTTTAGCATGGCAGAAGAAATCAGTCGCTATAAACTTTTTACATGTTTGATAAAAAGTTATAGTCTTGAAACTTTTGCCGATAGTATATATAAGATAGGCACAGACTATTTTGCTGTAAGTACAGGTACAGGCGAGAAAGATTTAGATAGATTAAATCAAATCCTTAATGTCTACCCTGAAATTCAATATATTTGTATTGATATTGCCAATGGCTACAGTGAACATTTTGGTACGTTCGTAAGTAAGGTTCGTGACAAATATCCAACTAAAACTATTATTGCTGGTAATGTTGTTACAGCAGATATGACACAGGAGTTATTATTGCGTGGAGCCGATATCATTAAAGTGGGTATTGGTCCCGGTAGTGTTTGTACTACCCGCATTCAGACTGGCGTTGGTTACCCTCAGTTATCCGCGATTATCGAATGTGCTGATGCTGCTCACGGTCTTGGGGGACACATTATTGCTGATGGCGGTTGTACTTGTCCTGGTGATGTGGCTAAAGCCTTTGGGGCTGGCGCTGATTTTGTAATGTTGGGCGGTATGCTTGCTGGACATGATGAAGGTGGCGGCAATATTGAAAATGGATATGTAACATTCTATGGTATGAGTAGCGATACTGCTATGAATAAACACAATGGCGGTATCGCTGAGTATCGTAGCAGCGAGGGTCGTACTGTTAATGTGCCTTATAGAGGAAAGGTTTGTAAAACCGTACTAGATATATTAGGAGGCTTACGTAGTACTTGTACATATGTGGGAGCAGATAGCCTAAAGAACTTGAGCAAATGTACAACTTTTGTTAGAGTAACACAACAATTTAATGGAGTGTTTGCATATGGCAAATCCTAAAATTTTACTTACTTTTGGTTCTGATAGTTCAATACCAAATGACTTTAATAAAACCTGGGTCAATTACTTGAGTGAACAAATACCTTTCGAACAGGTACATCATTTTGCGGAACCAAATGTCGGTAACGATCAAATCTCTAGAAAAATTATTTTAAAAGTATCAGAATTTTGTAAAACATATGAGCGTGATGAGTTATTAGTAGGAATAATGTGGGAAAATATGGCGAGAATACCTGCATATTCAGATGACAGGGTAATGTCTACTATCGTAAATTTAGAGCATTATCTCAGAACCGAATGGTTTTTTGAAAAAGCAGGCATCAAATATTTTATGACTAGAAGTGATATAACTGCTAGCACAAGCGAAAAAGACAATATCCTAAATGACCCATATGTACATTTGTATCATTATGGATTAGATTATCTTTATTGGATACCTACTAATAGTATATCTTATTGGTGTTTACAAAAAAGAATATCTGATATCAATAATCCAAAAAACATCTGTACCAAATGTCATTTAGAATTTACAAAGTTTATACTTGAGTATTTAAATTTTCAAGGCATACTAACGAATGAATAAATACATATGCTACACAACGGTAGCGAGTTTGATACAATTTATCCGTGTAAGGAAGGAGAAACAAAATGTCATACAACAAGACGAAAACCGATGCTGAACTCGGTCAAAGAGTTCACGAATATCTAGTAAAGGTCGGTGTAGAAACCCCAACAGTAGATAATAATCTTGATCGTAAAGATAAGATTGAAATCATAGAAAATAATTTCGCAAACATCATGCAAACACTTGGACTGGATCTACGTGATGATAGTCTAGTAGAAACGCCAAAACGTGTTGCTAAAATGTATGTAAATGAAATTTTTTGGGGCCTAGATTACGAAGCATTTCCCAAATGCACTACTGTTGAAAATAAAATGCACTACAACGAAATGGTCGTTGAACGAAATATTAATGTCCAAAGCAACTGTGAACATCACTTTGTTGTAATTGATGGCTTAGCCACAGTAGCATATGTACCAAAAAAGAAGGTTCTTGGATTATCAAAGATCAATCGTATTGTAGAGTATTTTGCTAAACGCCCGCAGATACAAGAAAGGCTTACTGAACAAATCTTCCATACATTACAGTTTATATTAGAAACTGAAGATGTTGCTGTTATGATTGATGCACAGCATTACTGTGTAAAAAGTCGTGGGGTAGAAGATACAGGTAGTTCAACTGTGACTACAAGATTAGGTGGTGGTTTCAAGAGCGATGCTGCTGCTAGACAAGAGTTTTATAATATAGCAAGGCAGGCCTGCAAATGACAGACTTCAATGATCAGTTATTTACTAGGGTATGCACACTAGAGGCCCAGATGGAACTGCAACATCAAAAACTATATGAAGCAGAAAAAAAACTAGTCACTATAGAAAATCTTTTAAGGCAGGCATTAGACATCATAATTGATACTAATAAGGTGGCAAATGGGCTTCAAGAAACCAATAGACCAAAATAATATAACAATGGAAATTCTTAAAACACACGGGGAAATCTGTAGTCCATATAACGACGGCTATGTTTCTTGGGGCATGAAGCAAGAATTATATGAGATTAAGTTTCTATTAGACGAAATACTGAAAAGAGAACCTACCTTCGCTGGCGAAGCTGAATGGCTAGAGGAACAAAGTAAAAAGCAAATGTGGAGTGAGTTAAAAAGATGATATTCAACAAAGTAAAAGAACTTAAGGATAAAGGACTAAAAATTGGCATAACCTTTAGTCAGTTTGACTTGCTACATGCAGGTCATATTGCCATGCTTGCAGAAGCCAAAAACCATTGCGATTATCTAATAGCAGGTTTACAGAATAACTCACAATGGGATAGACCAAGTAAGAATGCACCCATACAAAGTCTTGTTGAACGTCAGATACAACTTAGTGCTGTGCGTTTTGTTGATGAAATTGTGGTATATAATACTGAGAAAGACCTAGAAGATTTACTGCTTACACTTCCATTAGATGTTCGTATATTGGGTGTAGAATATATGCAAAGTGAATTTACTGGTCGTGCTATTTGCGAAAAACGTAAGATACAGTTAGTATTCAATAGTCGTGATCATAGTTTTAGCAGCACAAATTTGCGTGAGCGTGTTTGGGAAGTTGAAACTCAAAAGAGATATAGTGAAAAATGAAATATTTTAGTTTTTATGGCTTAGCCAAACGTCAAGAGTATTGGGCTGTAACAATACTAACATTTACTCTAGGCTGGATGCTATATATTTTATCAATAATACTTGCAGGCGTAGTAGCTTATGGAAGTTTAATGACTGCCGGGCTTTTAGTAATATTAGTAACATTAGCATGGATAGTTGGAAGTTTTTGGCTAGTATTAGCAACAACTGTAAGACGTTGCCGTGATAGTGATATACATATATTATGGACATTATTATGGTTTATACCATTCATCAACTTTTGGTGGTGGATAGTCGCCGGATGTTTGCCAACTATAGATGCAAACTTTATAGCAAATGAAAAAACTTGATCTACATGGTATACGCCATAGTGAGGTACGCACTCTTGTAGAAGATTTTATCTACAGATATCAATATGAATTTCCCTGTGAGATTATTTGCGGTAATAGTAATAAGATGATAGAATTAGTAGAAAATGTTATAGATAGATTAGGTGTTGAAACACATATGTATAGATATGGTATAATTGTAATAAGGAGTTGGCTGTGATAGACAAAAAGATTGAACAATACAAAGATATCATAAGCACATTTAGTGATACCAACGACCGTTATAGGTTCTTGATTAGTTTGGCTAAAAAGTGTCAGCCTTTTCCTGAGGAATTTAGACTTGAAAACTTTAAGGTCAAAGGTTGCATGAGTCAGGTATGGTTAGTTCCTCAATTAGGGGAAGGTAAAGTTTGGTTCTATAGCGATAGCGATGCCATGATAGTCAAAGGCACTGTTGCTTTGGTAAGTGACATTTATTCAGGTAATACAGCTGAAGAAATATTAGCCAATGATAAAAATCTTATGGTAGAACTTGATTTGGGCAACATACTCAGCATGAATAGGCGCAGCGGTGCGTACAATATGTTGCTAATGGTAAAAGAACATGCTAAAATGTTTATAGGAGAAAATGTATGAAACTAATATTAGAAAAAAATGATGGCAGTAAAGTTATTGTAGAAAATAAAAATATAGAGGATAGTGAGGTAGACTTAGATAATCTTCCTGTTGAATATATGTTTGAAAAACTACGTGCCGTACTTGAGGCACAACGTAATGCCTAAGTATTACAGCACTAAAACATATGGCAATGATCGTGGCTTGAGTTGCTGCTTTCGGCAGTGGCGTAGCACACACAGTCATTGTAGTTTACTGCATGGCTATAGCATTGGCATACGTTTAGTATTTGAAAGCGACACATTAGATTGCCGCAACTGGGTCATGGACTTTGGTGGACTTAAAAAATTCAAGCAGTGGGCAGAATATATGTTTGATCATACTACACTTGTAGCAGAAGATGATCCACATATAGATTTCTTTTTATCTATGGTAAGCATCAAAGGTGGTTATAAAGATAAGGGTATAGTTGACTTACGTGTTGTACCCGCAGTGGGCTGTGAGAAGTTTGCTGAAATGGCATATACAAAGATGGAATCAATTATTAATGAAATGAAGCAAAATCCAGATATTATAGTAAATGGCAATGTACGTGTCAAAAGTGTTGAAGTATTTGAGCATGGTGCTAACAGTGCAATTTATGAGGGTTAATATGTCAAACAAAGAAGTATTTTACACAACCAAACAAATTGATAGTTTTTTATTGAATATTAACAAACAAATGGTCAAAGAAAGTTTTCGGCCAGATTATATAGTTGGTATAGCAAGGGGAGGACTTGTACCTGCAATTAAACTTAGTCACTACCTAGATATACCCATGTATTGTTTAAGCGAAGAAGAAAGTAACTTAGGAATGTCTGAAGATGCTTTTGGTTACACATCATTAGATGCTAAAGGAGTAAGCGTACCTACACTTAGAAAAAAAATATTAATTGTTGATGATATTAATGATACTGGATCTACTCTTAACAATTTAAAAAATGATTGGCAGTCTAATTGCCTCCCACACGATAGTGCATGGAACGATATATGGCATAGAAGTGTAAAGTTTGCTGTATTAATTGATAATGAAGCCAGTATATTTAATATTGATTTTTCTGGTTATACAATCAATAAATTTGAAAATCCAGAGTGGTGTGTATTCCCTTGGGAAAATTGGTGGAATACAAAATGAAAGTAGGCTTTACATGCGCTACATTTGATTTATTTCATGCTGGTCATATTCTTATGCTCAAAGAAGCAAAGAAGGTATGTGATCACTTAATAGTTGGATTACAAACAGACCCTACTATTGATCGCCCACATAAAAATAAACCTGTACAAAGTATATTTGAACGGCATACGCAACTACAGGCTTGTAAGTATGTGGATGAGATTGTAGTTTATGCTACAGAAAAAGAATTGATTGATATACTTTTAGCCTATCCAATTGATGTTCGTGTACTTGGAGAAGAGTATGAAAATCGTGACTTTACAGGACGTGAAGTTTGTATCGATATGGGTATGAAGTTTCACTACAATAAGCGTAAACACAGTTTTAGCACTACAGAATTGCGTGAGCGTGTAATTGAGTCCCAGGCTGAAAAGAATATAAGTCAATGGATGGCAAATGAAAAATTGGGAAAATTCTAATTTACATTGGTACAAAACAAGTATACATATAAAAACTCATTATGATTTTGAAGAATTATTACGTTGGATAAATACTAATCTAGATGGCCATAGAAAACATACTGTTTGGCGATTGATAGACGGCGGTTATTTTGAAATTAAATTTCGCTATAAAAGACATTTTGAATGGTTTATATTAAGATGGGGATAATTTATAATCCAAAAAAATTGAAATGGAATAGTCTTACAGAGTTTAGAGATCACTTACAACGTGAGACTACCGAAAAGATATTAAGTTTTAATGGCTGGAGTTTAATTACAGAAACCACTGAGTATGGTATAGTTGATGGGTTACTAAAGGTACAGTCTAAACAAAAGAAAGTTATAGAACCTAAACTAGACACATTAGGTAATCGCCCAAAAGTTTCTAAGAAGAAAAAACCACCCGCAGCAAAGCTCAAGTCTAAAAAGGAAATACTTGAAGAAATGCGAGAACGTGGTAAAAAAGTATTACAAAAAAGGAGTAAAAAATGAATATTTTAGTTATGGGCGGAGGAACCAAAAATAGATTTGGCAATGATTTTGTAAATCGTGCTAGAGGGGAAGGACATAGAGTTTTAGTTGTAAGTCATAAAGACCATGGACATAATCATGATGACCACATCGTTGCAAATTTTTATTCAGCAGAAGATGTTGTTAGTAAGACTGAATCTATATTAAATAAAATTGACAAGTTGGATATTTTTTTATTTAATACGGTCGCCGGAAAGGGTCCCTGGGACCCAGATGATTTTATGTCTGATTCTAATTTTTTCAATGAAACTGACTGGCTTTTTAATTTAAGGGTTAATGCTATTATACCATATAACGTTTCAATAATTTGTTTAAAAAAAATGAGCGAGGGAGCAAAATTAGTCTATATGACAACAGGACGATCTTTTAATATGGATGTTACAGTTGGACCATTTATACCTAGTTATTATGGTGGGAAAGCATTTTTAAATCATATTATGGTTGCGTTTGCACATTATAATGATAAGAAGGTTATATCAACTGCCATCTCAGGGCATTTTGGTTACAATGATCCAAATGAGTATAAAAGAACATTTGAAAAAACATATTTGCATATTATGAATATAGACAGTACACACAATGCAAAAATTGTTACAGTCGCAATATAATAGGACAAAATAATAATAGTAACTATTGAAAGTCCTAAATACTTATGTTAGAATAACATATGAGTAAAATCAAGGTCAGCGAACTATTCTATAGCATTCAAGGCGAAGGGCGCTATATGGGTGTGCCCAGCGTGTTCCTACGCACATTTGGTTGTAACTTTACTTGTGATGGTTTTGG